GGAATCAGGTTTCGTAAGTGTACAAGACTATGTAGAAAATATGTTGCAAAAAAGTACTGATCGTATACTGTTAAAAATGAAAACATCCGCATGGTGGAGTACTTATAACAATTATGTAGGCAGTTCTTTTGAATTTAACAACTTACCCAGTGTAAACCCAAATCGTATAGATCCAAGTAACACACTAGGTAGACAGCAACAATTCACAGATATGACTGTTTACTACTGTATTGGTCAGTACATCGCGCCTTTGTTTGCCGAATTTGGTAACGACGAGTCCCCAGAAGTAGCAAAAATACAATACTACGACAACAAATTTAATGACATCTTTCAGGAGTTATTAAGTGTTGCAGATTGGTATGATGCTGACGGAGACGGTACAGTCGAAACCAATGAGAAATTAACAACATTTGCCAGAACAAGACGTTCAAGGTCTAAAAACACTATTGTGGTGGTAAGATAATGAGTAAAAGATCAGATTTAATAACTCAGATCACAACTAACTTATCTGCACACAGCAATTCTGTTACAATAAGTCAGGAGTTACCATTCGATTCGGGTGGTAACCCTCTTTATGAGAAAAACCCTAACGTCGTTTATGTAGATGAGCAAGAAATAGCAGTAGAACAGTTGTACAGAACCCTGGATCAGGGAGATGTTAACCAGACTACTACAACTATTAATGCTTATTTTACAACAGATGCCAAAAATCAGCTCAGTGATATTAATACCGTTGTTTCAAATCTGTTAATTGCCAGGAATGCAATTACATCAGTTACAGATAGTAACAGTGATTATGAGACTGAAATAACAGATGACAAAATAACTTATACGTTCGCGTATAACTTCATAACCATATAGGAGAAATAACATGGCAGGAGTAATTAATGTAACTAGCGGTTCACAAGCAATCCTCACATTAGGTAACAGTATAACACTAGCGGCCCCAGGAGCAACTAACGGATTTGTCGTACCCTTGGTACAAGACATATCGGTTTCAACCGCCCCAGGAACTGTAAGATATTCAACTTTAGACAGCACATCAAGTAGTGCTTTCACAACAGTTGTAGAGAATGAGGTATCATTTAACATGTTGTTAGATGACGATGCATTCTTTGGTATTACAGACGTCAATAACACAGTAAAAAATGCTGGATTATTTGACACATCAAACAGCAAAACAGAAGTATTCTTCAGTGTTGCATTTGAAGGCTCAGACGCAAGTGATTATTACCTACACGGTAAAGGCTTCATCGCAGGACTGGCACCAAGTGCTAGTATCGATCAAGCCGTCTGGATTAGTCCGGGGTCCATTATTGTAAATGGCCCTTTGACTAAAGGAACTGTTTAGTAATTAAACATAGTACACCCTCAGCAATGGGGGTGTTCTTTTTAAGGAATTATTATGGAAAAACAAGTACATAAAATAGCAAACAGATGTATAGTTGATGGTAAATGGACCAGAGACACATACGATGTTGTTATAGATGGAGAGACACATGATTTTAGAGATCTTGCAAAACAGCATGGTATCGAAATGGGCTCAAAATCTAAAAAACAAATAAATACAGATATACAGGAAGAAAGTTATGGAGATATGGGACAAGCACCAGACTCAGGAAGTGCTGAAGAGCATGGAAACGGAGATAGCGAAGGCTCAGAATGAGCTTAGATGTGCCGGCGGTGATATAGCCAAAGCACACAAACGTATTGCATTTTGTTTAAGTGCATTACACAATTTGAAAAAAAGAGATATAAAGGAATAAAGATATGAAATTACAAGAATTAGCCGCAAAACCACAATTAACCAAAATAACAATTAATGATTCAGATATCGTAGAAGCATACGGTGATGAGTTAGAATTCTATGTGCAAGACAGATTGCCAATAGATACATATACAAAATTAGCAAGTGTAAAACAAGATGACCCTAGTGAAATGTATAAAGTTATTCAGGAGTTAATACTAGACGAACATGGACATCCAGTAATGAGTGATGGTAATATATTGCCCATGGATGTAATGAATGCGGCAGTATTGAAAGTAACCGAGTCGCTGGGAAAGTAACAAGCACTCCTTTACTAGATGAGCGGGAAGAATCGCTTATACAAATGATAGATGCCATGGCATCTAGTTATGGCAAGTTACCAACTGAAATATTGGAAAGTGCAACAACAGTAGATTTAATGATATTCAGTAATGCTAATATGATTAAAGTAAGAGCAGATAAGAAAGCAAGAGGTGAAGACATTACAAGTACATATCAACAAAGTCATATAGACGAAATGTACAGTAAATTTAAGGAAACACATGGGACTAAAGGTTAACGATAAAATATACAAACGCAAAGTTAAAAAGTTGCAACGTTATGTGCGTAATACCTTGCCTAATGAAAGCCTTAAGGAAATGCAACGTGTAACACCTAAAGGTAAAACAGGTAATGCTAAAGATAATACCAAAATTACTAAAAACACTAGCAGAGGTTTTACACTTAAAGGTGATTATGATTATTCAGGTGTTATAGACCAAGGTTTATATCCCAATCCACCAAGTGCAGGCACAGGTAAAACAACAGGCGGTTACAGTATAAAGAATTTAAGAAAAGCAAGACCTAAAAAAGGATTAGTAGATCCTACTGTTGCTTTTATAGAAAAAACATTAAAAAAAGTTATTAGGAGATTATAATGGCTATACCTATTAAAGCCACCTTAAAAGTATCAAGCAAAGCATTTACTACTGGTATAAAAGTAGCCGGTAAAGCAGTAGGTGGACTAGTTGCAGTAGCCAAGTTAGCCACAGTTGCAGTATTAGGTTTAACCACGGCGTTTGTTGCCTTAACAGCCAGACAAGCGGCTTTAATTGACCGTATTGGTAAAGTAAGTAAAGTAACAGGTGTTGGTGCAGAAACATTACAGAAGTTCTCGTTTGCCGCCGAACAAGCCGGTGTAGGCACAGATCAGGCTCAGGTTGCACTAAGAAGATTTGCTAGAAGATTAGGTGAAGCCCAAAAAGGTGCTGGTGAATTATTACCTGCACTTAAAAAGTTAGGTATTGATGTAAGAAATGCAGACGGTTCATTCAAGAGTGCAGAAGAAGTATTATTTGAATTTGCAGATGGTATAGCAAACACAGATGATGCAACACAAAGACTAGCACTTGCCTTTAAGGCGTTCGACAGTGAAGGCGCAGAGTTAGTTAATACCTTAATGGGAGGTGCGGCTGGTTTACAAGAGATGTTTACCAGAGCACAGGCTTTAGGTGCTGTTTTAAGTACAAGTGCAATACAGGGCGTAGAAGATTTTAATGATGCCTTTAATGAGCTACAAACATTAACAAATGGTATTGCAAATGCCTTTACAGCCGCACTTGCACCAGCATTAGAAAAAGTAGTAGAAGATTTTACAGATTTTATTTTAACAGTAGCAGAAAACCAAGGTGGATTTGATAATTTTGCTAATTTTTTAAAGAATGAATTTTTAGATATTGTTACATCAATAGTTAAAATATTTACACAATTAGGAAACATATTAATAGAAACAGCAAATACTGTAGCAAGATTTGCCAGAGGTGTAGGCGCTAGTGGATTACCAGAATTAACTGATGAAGGTAAAAAAGCACAAGAACAATTAAAAATACTTAAAAAAGTATTAGAAGATGCACCTAATATTAATATATTTACAGGTATGGGTGATAATAGAATAGGACAATTTACAAAATTCGTAAAAGAATTAGACTCTGGTGTTCCTATTCTTAAAGAATTACAAGATGCATACTTAAGGTTAATGGCAACAATGGCAGGTAAACCACCTAAAGTGCAAGAATCAATGAAAGTATTCTTCGAAGGCCTATTTGATGACTTAGTACAAGGAGATACTACATTATTTGGTGGTATTAGAGAATTGGAAAAGATGTTAAACATCATGGATCCTTTTAACACAGACGAAATTACAAATTATATACAAAGTCTTAAATCCGTAGGCACTACATCAGTAGAAAAAGTTAAAGAATTTAAAGTTGCAACAACAGAAACAAATAGAGAATTAGATTTAACATTAGGATATTTTGAAAGGATTATATTACAAATTGGAGATTTCTTTACCAGAGACTTCCCGCAAAAAATAAAAGAAACAATAGAATTATTAAAAACCATATTTAAAACAGTACAAGAAAGACTATTAGAAATGACTAATCCAATTAAAACAATTGAAGATGGACTAGTAAAAGCCGGTAAAGCATTTGAAGATGCACTAGTAGATGCCATTTTAACAGGTAAAAGTTCTTTTGAAGACTTTAGAAATATATTACGTGAAACATTTGCTAGAGCAATAGTACAAAAGTTCATTACAGAACCTATATTTGGTTTATTTAAAGCAAAAGGTGGACCAGTAAGTTCAGGACAACCTTATATTGTAGGTGAGAAAGGACCAGAGTTGTTTATGCCAGGAGCAAGTGGTACAATTATACCAAACAACAACTTACAAGGATCCGGAGGTGCTGGTGGAGGTAGTGTAACATACAACATAAATGCTGTAGATGCCGTGTCTTTTAAAGCACTAGTTGCCAGAGACCCAGAATTTATTTACAATGTAACCAGAGCAGGTGCTAGAAGGGTACCAGGATAATGAGTAATTATCAATACGTTATAGACAATGCAACGTCATTGCAGTTAACATATCAGGATATAACAAACAGTAGTATATCCAGAAGTTCAGAAATAACTACAGGCGTAGTGTTTGGTATTAGGCCATATTCATTAACTGTGACGTTACCTCCTGTGTTAGATGCTACAGATCCAGAAGTTAGAGGCTTACTTGCGTATATAGATCAAAATGCAAAAATTAAGTCAGAAATAATCAATATTGGTAGTACAAATACAGGATTAGATTACATACTAAAATACAGAGGTAACGCAACTACTACAGCAATTAATAATTTAGATTTAAGTACATATGGCAGACCAGGACAAGCAAATACTAGCAATCAATCGCCTCCTGTACAATTAACGCCCAGTACTAAAGTGTTAACATTAAGTACAAATCAAAACAATATACAAGCAGATGCCCTATATTTTAAGAAAGGTGATTATATACAATTAAATGACACAGATAATGAAAATTTAATGGTGATAGCAGAAGACAGATCAGCAAGTGATTTTTATGGAGGTATAGGAACAAAATATTTAGACATTCCTCTAGAACGTATATACACAACTAAGTCAGGAGGCTATGCCTCGCTAGGTTCACCTAATGTGTTAACAGGTACAGATGTAAGAATGACATTTACACTAATAAACAAGCCTAGGTATACCCTAGTGCCAGGAGGTCCTGGTAACGTCACAGTACAATTCCAGGATGCTTTTGAATTCGCAGAGGTATTATACACATGAGCGTAGCAAGTGCATTCGGTAACGTAATGTTGCCAGAAACATATCTTAACATAGTGTTAAACAAGCCTGTAAATAGAAGTACAGGATTAAGTGGCCAATATGCCTCAGAGCATTATTCAGCAAATACTTTATATCAATTCGAAGTAGGTATAAGCCCAGGTAAATCATATAGCGAAAATAGAAACGATATTTTAGATATAGAACAGAGTATGAAAGATCAGACACAATTTGTATATACTATGGCTATTCCTGGATTTACAACATACCAGGGAGATGTAACTGATTTAGCAAATGTAACCCATACTAGCTCAGTACATGGCGAATCTAATGTGTATGTAAATACTACAGCAGTTACAGGCAGTCCATCAGGTAATTTAGTTAGAGCAGGCGATTGGATAAGAGTAGGTGGTTTTGGCAGTGGAGGGTTTACTCAAGTAACAGCAGATGTTCCCTTTAGTTCAAGCAGTAATATTGCAATACCATTATCTAGACCTAATATTCGTGTAGGAAGCGTCCAATTATACAATGTATCTCCGTTTTTTAATGTAAAATTTGCAGAATATAACCCTTACACTATACAACCTTATGACAGGTTACAATACAAAAACCCTAGTGTAAAATTAATTGAGGTATTACAATGAGTACAAGCATACCAGAAGTAGCAAATGATGGTGTTAGTCATGCATTATTAGTAGACTTAACATTAGGTGGGACAACCTACAAATTAACTAATGGATATAAAATGCCTACAGCAATGTCAACAGACCCAGCATATGGATATCAAGCACTAGGCGGATTTTTACAATGTGGAACTATTACAGAAAACATTAAAGCAACTACAGGAGATTTACAATTATCTTTAAGTGGTGTGCCTGTAGATAGTAATAATTATTTAACCACAGTATTAGGCACCACAGTAAAAGGTGGTAATGTAGTAGTACAAAGGGCTTTCTTTAATGACACTGGTGATACAACTAACGTATATCAACGTTTTAAAGGTATAATTACAGGTTTCTCTGTAGTAGAAGAATTAGATGTACTTGATGGAGAAAATACAGCAACAGTAAGTATCACAGCGGCAAGTACACTAAGTATTTTAGAAAACCAAATTACAGGACAAAGAACAAATGAAGTAGACAGAAAACGTTACTTTCCCACAGATACAATTATGGACAGAGTAAAGGATTTACATAATGTACAATTTGACTTCGGTAGAGAGTTCAGTGCCTCCGGAGGCGGAGGTGGTGGCGGAGGCGGCGGTGGCGGTGGCGGTCGCCGTAGAAGGAGTATACAAAGATAATGATAAGACGAGCAGGAATAGGAGATTATGAAGTCATTATGGAAATGATGATTAATTTTGCCAATGCGGCTCCTTTCAGTGCATTTCATAATCCTAAATATAATGTAAATTATATAACTAATTTAATTACAGGATTTATGAAAAAAGGTGTTATACTTATAGCAGAAAAAGACGATAAACCTTTAGGTATGTTAGTTGCAGGTATAAGTCCAGATCCCTGGCTACCACATGTACAAATATTAAGAGAATATGCATGGTGGGTAGAACCAGAAGCAAGAAACACAACACTAGGTTACAAATTACTAGTAGAATATGTAAAATTTGGTAAAAAATTAAAAGAAAAAGGCATAATAGAAGCATTTACACTAACAAACATGGTAGAGTCACCAGATTTTGACTTACAAAAACGTGGTTGGAAAGAAGTAGAAACAAATTATGTATATGAGGGATAGTATATGGCAATTTTTACAGCAATAGCGGCCGCAATAACAGGTGCAATTACAGGAGCCGGATTCGCGGCAGCCTTTGCCGCGGCAGGAACATTAACTGGTTTAGGTATTGCTACCTCTTTACTAGCAGGTGGTATTGCTATAGCAACAGCAAAAGCATTAGGACCAGGCGTACCTAGTATACAATCAGCAAAAGACCCTGGTGTTAAAATACAATTAGATCCCAGTACAGATAATAAGTTACCAGTATATTATGGCGAATCGTTTCTGGGCGGAATAGCCATAGATGCCATGATTAAAAATCAAAATAACACAATGGTGTATGCCTTTGCTATTGGTGAACAAACAGACTCAGGTACTGTAACTATAAGCGACGTTTATAGAGGAGACAGTAAGTTAAATTTTGGTTCAGGTGCGTTAGCACACCAAGTAGTTAGTCTTACAGACCCTAATGGTACATCAGTTACAAATGTAAATGGTAAAATACGTTGTAGAGTATACGCAGGTAACACTCATGCAAATGCACAAATATTTCCAGCACCTGGAGGCAGTACAACAGCCGTAGCGGCAGATACTATGTTTACAAATTGGAGTAGTGATCCTAATAAATTAGGTAGTAATGCTATAATTAGTATTGTAGAAGTAGATTACGATGCAGGTAATGGATTGCAAGGATTAGGCACAATAAGTTATGATTTTAAAAACAGCCTGGATAATCCTGCAAATGTTTTATTAGATTATCTTAAGAATGACCGTTATGGCTGTGGCTTTACAGATAATGATTTAGATTTACCATCATTTACAGATATGTATAATTATGCAATAGAAGATGTTGCGTATATAACTAGTTCAGGTACTACAACATCACATCATAGATGGAAAATTAATGGAGGTTTAAGTACATTCCAACCTAATTTAACTAATATAGATCAGATATGCCAAAATAGTGCAACATTCTTTACATACAATCCCAAAGCAGGAAAATACTCAGTAGTGCCTAACAGACTTGTTACCACAGCAGAATTTGCCAATGCTTTTATTTTTAATGATGATAATATAGTAAGCAGTATAACAGTAGCAGATCCTGAATTATTTACAACGTATAACCAAGCAGATATAGAATATAGTAATGGTGAAGCAAAAGATCAAACAGATAATGTATTTCTAGAAGTTCCTACTTTAGGTAGCGGTAGTTCACAAGGATTTCCAGGATACAGCAGACTTCATAATGAGCCCACAAATACTTTAAGTACAAGATTGTTTTTAACTAATGACAAGGCTCGTGCTACAAATTTAGGTAACATAGATTTACTACAAGGCAGAGTGGGTAGAACACTAGAATTTGAGGCTAATCATACAGCACTCACAGTAGATGTAGGAGATGTAGTTAAAGTTACAAATGCTAGATACGGATTTAGTAATCAGGCATACAGAGTTATGCGTGTGACAGAAATGGATAATGGTGACGGTATTATTACAGCAAAAGTAGTATTAATGTTTCATGATAGTGGTATATACAATCATACTACAGCTCAAAATGAAGGAGAAATGGGTAACAGCGGTATTCCAAGTATACCAGTAGTAGCATTGCCTGTTCCTGGTGTATATACAGGAGAATATGCTAATTTAAACCTTAATAATCAGTTGTATGGTGGAATTGTAGTTAATGAAGCAATGAAAACATTTGGTGCAGGTGCACAATTAGAGGATTCAGGCCTAACTACAACAGCAAATGCAAATATAGCCAACAGTAGTGTAAATTATATTAATTTAATTACACCACAATTGTACGATTTAACAGATAGTGACGTAGGCGACTATGCATTTACGGCAGAAGCCAGTCTAGGAGGATTTATTACAGATCCATATGATGTAGCATTTAGAAATAATGTGTCTTTAACATTCGCTAATGCTACAAGTACTAGTACAGTAATTAGAGGTGGCGGAGGTGTTGTGCTATCAGGTGTAACAGACTTTACACCACAATTGGTAGACAACAAAAAAGTCAGTACTGATCCTGCAACTTATTCATTACCTGCAGATATGAAAATAGCAAATGCTACTATTACATTGCAAGGGTTTAGTAGTATAAATGCAGATGGTAATAGTGGTGCATACAGGCGATTTGGTAACATGGGTTATGCAATGACCAGAATTACAAAAGGTGAGAAATAATGTACAGAATATTATATCATACTAGTGATGGCAAAATAGAAACATGTCGTAAAATGAGTGAAGATTTACTTGCTCAACAATTAACTTTAACACCGGAATTAAGTAGTCTAGACGGTTATGTAACTGATATTACAGTTAAAAAAGTAAATTTAGAAACACTTGAATTAGAAGATATTGTAAATAATTTTAATAATATGCCTTTTGATGCATATTTAAGATTGCATAGAGATAAAAGATTAACTATGTCAGATTGGACACAAGGTGTAGATAGTCCACTATCAGACAGTAAAAAAACAGAATGGCAAACATATAGGCAGGCATTAAGGAATTTGCCAAGTACAAATACAGCAACACAAATAGAAAATATTGTGTGGCCTAGTAAACCGGAGTAAGATATGCCAAGTAAAAGAGTAGGGTTTTTTAGAACAGATGAAGGTAACGTAGAGGCATTATTTGATGAACCTGTATACGCAATAAATGAAGTAATATCTGATACAAATAACTCTACGGTTACCTTTAATGTTACTACAAATATAACGCAGGCATCAGGCAGAACAGTTATGCCTACTGTCATATGGAATATTACAGGAACAGCATCTGCAAGTGATTTTATAGATGCTGAGGGAATGACAAATACTTTAACATTGCCTACAAGTGGTAATTTAACTATAACAAAAAATTTAGATATAAATTCAGACAGTAATGTAAATTTTACATTTAAATTGTATACCAGTGATGTTAATACTACGCCTGTAGTAACTAGCAATGTAATAAATGCTAATTCATTAGCACCTATAACAGCAACAGGTGGTACTATAAATCTCACAACTAACACATTCCAAAAATATCACACATTTACATCTAATAGTACTTTTGATATTACGTCAGTAGGCGATGCGGCAATAGATTCAAATATGGGTAATGTAGACGTACTAGTAGTAGGCGGTGGAGGCGCAGGTGGATTTTCTAATCAATCAATATGGGGAGAAGAACGTGAGAATTGGAGCAACGATCAGATATTAACAGCACGTGGAGATTATTATCCAGAACCAGCAAATGCTTCATATGGCAGTGGAGGCGGTGGAGCAGGAGCAGTAAATGTATTTACAGATGTTGCAGTAGGTGTAGGTTCAAATGCTGTAGTTATAGGCGCAGGTGGTACATGTACTTTAGCAAATGCAACCAGAGACGGTAGTAATACTACATTTATGGGAAATACAGCACCTGGCGGTGGTGGAGGTGGTAATGGATTTCTGGGTTGGCCCGGAGGAGCACCATTATCAGCAGTGGCATCTGATAATTCACAAATATCTGGATTTAATGCAAACATAATGTTATCTGTTAAAGACTATAATGTATCACCTTACAGTAATGTAAATTTATATACTAATAATGGTAGAGACGGCACAGGCCCTGGCGCCGGTGGCGGTGGTGTTGGATTAAGCACAAAAGACTCAGATGAAGGATTTACATTAAGTATACCACCCCCATTTCCTAGGACAGGAGACGGTATAGCAGGTGTACCAGGTACAGGCACAGGTGCAGGTAATGGAGGATTTGGTTTATTAAATGATAACAATGACGATTCATGGCATGCCTTCCAGGCCGGAGGCGGTGGTGGCGGATCTGTTGGCGACGGACAGGCTGGGCATTTTAATGGTACGA